ATCGTGCCGCCGTTCAGATTGAAATGCACCAGCGCCGTGTATGCACTCAGCCAGGTATAGCAGAAGGCGTAGGGCGCCGCGCCGCTCGCCGTCCACGTCCCGGTCCCCTGCGCGATAAAAAAGTTTCCCGCCACGAAGGGAATGTCGATCCAATCAGGCAGCGAGGCGCCGACCACGCCGTCGATCTGGTTGTACAGTTCCTGCTTCCAGGCGTTATCGATGACGGTGCCGGTCTTGCCGCTGCCGTCGTCGTCGATGATGGCCGTCCGCGTGATCGCCATTTAGGTGTCCGTCTTCATGATGCGCAGCCAGTCCTCGAACGTGAACCGCGTCGATGACGCTTGGACCAGGAACGTCGGCGGCTGCCAGGCATACGGCCGGAAGTTGGTAATCGTCACGGCCTGGATCCGGAACGTGCCGACGATGTTGGTCGGCGCCGGCAGGTTGACGGTAATCGTCCGGCCGACCGTGGTCGCCAGGTCGCGGCAGCGATAGCTGATACTCAGGGCGTCGAGCGGCCGGACTCGCAGCGTCGCTTCCCCGCGCGCCTTCGCTTCGCCGTAGCTCAGGCGCCGGTCCTGGATCCATTCCTCGCGGATGCCGGTCGCCACGCCGAGCCGCGCCGCGAGCGTGGCCTGCGCCGCCGCATCATCGACGCGGACCACGGCGTAAATTTCCGCGCCGGCTTCGATCGGTTCGTCCACGGTGACGCCGGTCAGGAGCGGCGCGGCGCGGATCGCCGTGTTGTATTGAATCGGGCCGACCACGGCGCCGCGGCCCGTGGCCGGGATGCCGGTTAGCGCACCGGCGCCGAGTCCGGTGTACCGCAGCGCCTGCTCGCCCGCCAGCGCCCAGCCGCCGGTTCCGGCAAATGGCCCCGTCGATGCCACGATGACGGACGTACTCCCGGCGTTGACCGTGCCGGTCGGCGCCTGGATCCCGGACGTATCGCCCACCGGCGCCGCGGCGCCGAGCGTCGCATCGGCCGCCACGTCGGTGTAGGTCGTCGCGGTGTTGTTGGTGAGGATCGCGCCCGTGCCGACGAGGAATAACGGGCCGGTCGTATAGGTTTTTGACCGGTAGAGCCTCCGGGCGGTGACATTGGCCGGGCCGGTCGCAATACCGCTCACGGTGACGGTGTTCACGATGGGCGCGACTGACGGCGGTGTCTGCGCCTGCGCGTTATACGGCAGATAAAACGTGTAGGAGCTTTTCCACGCCTGATATCCGTAGTCGGTGGAATCGTTTGTGAGCACCGGCGAGAGCCAGCGCCGCCAGCCGCCGCCATTCACGCGGTGATAGACATCGATATATTTCACGGCGGGATTGGTCGAATACGGGAACGCGATTTCAAAGGACTTCGCGTTCGTGCCCGGTGTCGTGCCCGCCCATTGATACGGCGACACTTCGGCGATGGCACTCACGAGCGGCGAGAGCGGCGTACTCGTGCCATCCACCCAGACATTGCCGTCGGGCCGCGTCGAATAGCTGTAAGCCCAGTCAACGGTATCCCCGGGCCGCCAGGCGCCGGTGATCCCCGGATCCACGGGCGGGTTCGGCTGTTGGAGATAGACCGGAACCACCGTCCCCGCCGGCACCGTGCCCGCGACATTCACCCACGTCAGCGGGCTCGGCTTTGTTTCCCCGCTCGCGGTCACCCAGGTATAGGCGTAGTAATGGGCGCCCACGTCCACCGCGCCACCGACCGCCAGCGCCACCGTCGGCCCAGTCGAGGGGGCTGCGCCCGGCCCGACCAGCGTGCCGCCCGCACTAGGCACGACGCCCGTAAACGTGAGATGTTTCGCGCCGCCATCCGCGCCCGGCAGCGTGACCTTGAGAAACACGTCCGGCGCCACCACGAAGGCGTCGATCGCCTCGACCGGCAGGATCGTCTCGCCCGCCGTCACGCCGGCCAGCAGGCTCGACCCGCGATGTTCCACGTAACACCGCGTCAGTGCCTGCGTCTGATCCACGGTCGCGCGCACATCCGCCAAGGATGGGTGTGTCGGCGTCAGCGCCAGCGGCTGCGACACGTTGGCCTCGTCGCCAATCCAGGCGTGGATCCCCTTGGCATAGTCCACATACCAGTGCCCGCCGAGCCGCCGCATCAGCCGCGTGATCGCGTTCGGGACGTCCTCGTCCGTAAACGTGATTTCCAGCGCCGGCAGGTTCGCCTGGACCGCGACCGTCGTGAACCCGTTGCCAGCCGCATACGTCGCAATCAGATCCTGAATAATCGCCGTGCCGCTGACGCCGCGGTACTGCTTGGTGACCTTCGCGAACGCCAGGAGCCACGTATAGTCCACGGCCGAGAAATCCGCCTGGATGTTGGCGGGCTTGTCCGCGGCGTACAGCTGCTGCCGCGTCAGGCCGTAGCCCGCGAACAGGCGCCGGCCGTTCTGGCTGCCGAGCGCGATGACCACTTCCCCGCCGGCCGGCGGGACGGCCGCATTGATGCGCAGGCTCGCCGTATCGACCACTTCGTCGAGTTGCTGCGTGATCGACAGCGAGTCGATGATCGTGCCGACCTTTTGATCGTCGCGGACGAACCCGATGTCGGCGCCGCCGATCGAGACATACACGCGCCCGTCGATGTACCCGCCACGACTCGCGCCGCCGCGCATCAGCCCGCCCAGGGCATACATGCGCGCCTTTTCTCCCGGAACGAGGGTGGCCATTAGACCGGCACGCGATTCCCGCCCGAGCGGTAGGACTGCATCATCGCGTCCTGCACTAGGGTGGACAGTTCATGCTGGGTCGAGAGGACCGACCCATAGACGGCGATCTGGATGTTCTGGTGGCCGAGCGACCGCGGCAGCGCGTTGATTTCGCCCTGGCCGGCGACGGGGTTCCCGTAGGCGTCGTGCGCCACGCCGCCGGAATCCGTCAGGATGGTCATCGCGTTCCGGGCCATGCGGTTGAACGGCGACGCCAGCCAGGCATCCGACGCGGCTTTGAGCGCGGCCTCGGTCGCGGAAGCGGCGTCCTTCGCGGGCTGCGTCATGACGCTATCCAGCCGCCCGAACTGCTGGCCGATGCCGTTAATCATGTCGGGCACGTAGGAATGCCCCACGACCTTGTCGTACATGTTCTGGAAAAACCCGGTCACCGAATCGACCGCGCCGCGAATACTGCCCAGGAGCGCGTTGAACTTGTCGACCAGGTACGTCTTGACCGCGTTATAGACGCCGGCGACAAACGCCGTGATCTGGTCCCAGTACTTGAAGGCCAGATAGACCGAGCCGATCGCGGCCACGGCAATCGCCACCGGCGCGGCAATGGCCGCGAGCGCGGCGCCGGCCGCGCCGAGTAAGGCCGTGATGCCCGCGGTGCCGCCGAGCAGCGCCACGAGCGGCGCCGCCGCAGTGACGAGCGCGGCGAAGGCCACCGCAATCGGGGCGAGCGCGGTGCCGAGAATGGCGACCGCGGCGATCGTCGTCTGCACCGGCTCGGGCAGCGACGTGAAGAAATTCAGCAGCGGCGTCAAGCCCTGCACGATCAGGCCGCCGACGGTTTCCTTGATTTCGCCAAACTGGTTCTCAAGGTTGGCGATCTTGCCGCTGGTGGTCTCCATGGCCGCCGCGGCCTGGCCACCAAACTGTTTATTCAGCGCCTCAACGATGCTGGCGAAGTCGGCCGTCTCCGGCGCCGCTTCACCAAGGATCGTCTTGAGCTTACCGAGCGATTCCCCGCCGCTGCCGAACGCCTTGGCCATCATGGTCGCGGCCGTCTCCATGTCGGTACCCATGAAGGTCGCGAGATTCGCGGCGGCGTCCAGCGCCGCCTGCATCTGTTCAGGGCCGACCTTCCCGATCGACGTGAAGATGGCTTCCGACCGGAGCACGGCTTCGCCGGCGAAGGTCGTCGTCTTTTGGAACTGATCGGCCATCGCCTGGTACTGGCTGATCACGCCCGTCGTCGCGGTGCCCTGCGCGGTCAGGGACGCGATCAGTTTCTGCGTCGCGGCTTCTTCTTCGGCGTAGGCGGCCACGTACTCTTTGCCCAGCGCGCCGATGTCGCTCCCGAGTTGGCGGATCTGCGTCCCGACCTGCGCGGCGAGGAGGCCGACGGCCGGCGTGATCTTCTCGGTCGCCACCGTCAACTGTTCAATGTCGCCCTGCGCGGCATCGACCGCGGTTTTCCACTGGGAGAAGTCGGCGGTAAATTTGGCGTCGATGGCCATGGGTTAGCTCGCCCGGTCCGCGGCGCGGTCTTCGGCCTGCAGCTGCTCGACGAGGATTTCGTACACGTCAGGGTCCAGGCTGGTCACCCATTCGTACCGCCACCCACAACGGCGAGCGATCGCGAGACAGGTCCGGACCCGCTCGACCCACCAGACCGTTTTTTTTCCTGCCGTGCCGCCTGGATCCTGGCGTCGTGCGCCTGCACGGCCGCCACGATTTCCTGATAGTCGTCAAATTCCAGGTTCCGCAGCGCCGCCGTCACCACGTCGATCGGCTGGTTGCGAATGGAGACCACTCGGCCGTCGTCATCGGTCAGCGACCAATCGAGCAGGTACCCCAGCACCGTCGAGAGCCCGACCTGGAGCGGGTCCAGCGTCATCGACTCGGCCACGCCCGTCTTGCCGATCGTGACGCCGCCCGGGCCGCCGCCCTCGGCGGGCTTGTAGAGCCGCGCGAACACCTCGAGTTGTTCGCCGGCGGTCAGCTTTTCTTTGACGATCAGGTAATCGCCGTCGCTGATCGACAGCCGGACTTCGGTGGGTTTGACAAATCGCGACATCAGGACACCGGCGGCCCCAGCGTGGCCGCGAGATGGGTTTGGATGAGACTCGCGGTCATGACCGGCCAGCACACAAACCCGCCGGTCCGCGGCATCCGAAATTCCAGCGGCTGTTGACGGAGCTGGAACGGATCCGCGCGCGTCACTTCCGCGCGGAGCGTCCAGCAGCCGTAGGCCCGCTGCACGGTCCACGAGCGGCAGACCGCGGCCGTGTGATAGGACCAGGCGATATAGCCCTCGCCGCCGTGCAGCGTGAGATCCTGCGAGAACATTTACGGCTTGGCGCCGACCACCCAGGCCGTGCCGTTCCAATGCGCGAGACTGCCGTCCGCTAGCACGATCCGTTGTCCGGTCGTCCAGGCGGTCGCTGGCGAGGCCGTGACGGTGGTCAGCGCCGCAAAGTTCGCCGGCGGCGTCGCGTTCGCCGGGGTGAAGGTGCCATTGCCGGTCCCCGGCCCCGCCGCCGTGGCGAGGACCGTGCCGGGGACAGCCCACGGGCCGGCCGCTTGCCACGTGCCTTCGACCTTCGGCGATTCGAGCGAGCAATCGATCGACGCCGACATGTACGCCTTGCCCTGGAAGAAGATGGCCGGCGAGTTGATGTTGGGCGTGAGCTTCAGGGTGCCGGGGGTCGGGCTGAGCGCCGCGCGGAACAAGGCGAGATCGGTACTGTTGAAGTGCCCGCTGACGGTCCCCTTCGCGTCGGGCATGCCGGGGAGGTAGACCTTGTTGGTGTCGCCGAAGCAGGTCACGTCCTCGTATTCCGTCGTGAATTCGCCCGTCCAGGCTTTCAGTGAGACGATCGGCACCGTGGCCGCCCCACCCGCCGGATCCCAGCCGATCTGTCCGTAGATGCCGCGTTCAATGGCCATTACGCACTCTCCTTCACGTCACCGGTCACCTGTGCGGCGCCGTGCGCATACAGACGAAACATCACATCGGAAATCGCGACGCGCCGATAGGCCGCGGTAATCGGCTCGAAGATCGGATGAGGCTTGGAAAAGCCGCGGTTCTGGCCGGCCTTGTTCTCACGGACCTTCGTGCCGTGCTCGTAGATCCAGCCGTGCGGCGCCCGTTGCGTCAGCGACGCGCCGGCGATCACGGTCCCGCGCGCGGGCGTGATCGTCAGCCCGGCCCGCAGGCCGCCGAGCTTGGATGGATACCGCGCGGCGATGTCCCGCTTCGCCGCCTCGGCGCTCTCGAGCATGATCGCGTTCGCCTCCTCGACCAGGGTCGCGGTCAGCACTTGCAGCTCCGCGAGAAATGAATCGAGGCCGGTCCACTGCACCGTGAGTCGTCTGGGCATCAGTCGAACACCTCGTGACAGCTCAGGACGAGCTCGGTGTCGCGCGCGTCGCGGTTCTCGATCGCATCGACGTGATACGTCCGGCCCTTGAGGTGGACCCGGGTCGCCGTCGTGATGCCCGGGTGATACTCGCCGGCCATCAGGGTCGCCTGGCCGGACCCGTCGTCGCGGACCTGGCAGTACCAAGTCGCTGGATCTAAAGGCAGATAGCCACTGCTGCCGTTTGGGACATCGAGCGTGACGAGCTGATCGCGGTGCCCGAGCGCCATCATTGCACCGTCGGATCGCGATACGCGGCGAGGAGGTCGTAGATCTCCGGCCAGGGCGATTTGGTCGTGCCGTCACCCCGCTCCCGGTAGTAGAAGGCCGTCAACAGATGAATCGCATGCGTGACCGCGAACGGCGCGGTCGCGGCCGTCCAGGTCTCATCCACGAAGACGTTGAGGTACGAGAGGATCGCTTCCTGCGCGGCCTTCAGCTTTTGCTGAATGTCGGCATCGTAGGCCGTGCCCGTGATGCGCAGATGCACCTTGGCCTGGTCCACGGTCCAGAGCGGCGGCAGCGTGACGCGCGAGAAGGTCGGCGGCGTCACGTCGCCAACTCCCCCACCGTCGCGGCGACTTCTTCCTCGGTCGGGCCGGGCGACGGGCGCGCCTGTTCCGCCGCCGCGTCGATCGGGATGTACTGTTGCTGCAGCACCGGCAGCTCGCCGCCCTTCACGGGGCCGAGCCCGTGGTAGGTGTCGCGGACTTCGTTGACCGACATACCGGCGCTGATCGCCGTCTTCGCCGCATTGACGCGGGTCGCGGTATCCAGCCAGATCAACAACGTGTCGTCGAACTCCAGGGCCAGGTACAACGGCAGATCGAGCCCGTCGCCCAGACACTGCGCCATCCCCACGAGCAGCGGCTCGAGACACTGCGACTTGTACTGGAGCTGCGACGCTTCGGCGTTCGCATACGGCGGCTGCTTGCTCGAATTCAGGATGCTGATCGGCATCCCGTAGACCTTACATACCTGTTCTTCGGTCCAGCCCAGTTGGGCGATCAGCTGCGCATCGGCGGCCGAGGTCGAGATGGGCTCGTATTTCATTCCGACTTCCGCGACCAGGATTTCGCCGACTTTGAAATTCGCGGCGTCCGCTTTCATCCGGGCCGCGGACGCGGGGTCGAGTTTCGTCGGCGCGATCAGGATGCCGGACGGCCGGCCGCCCTTGGCAAAAAACGTGGTACTGGTCGACTGGATCGCCTGCGCCTGGTTGATCGCGCCGGTCAGCGCCGACAGCGGCGCCACGCCCATCAGTGGGTGATACAGACAGTTGTAGCGATCGTGGATGATCTCGCGCGCCGGCACGACGACGGGCGGCGTGTCGGGCTGCAGGCCGGCGAGCTCGTTCGTCTGGAGTTCGTAATAGACGCTGCCGTCGGGCGCCACCAGCACCTTCACCTTGAGCGGATCCAGGACGTGCAGCGCGTTCACGACGCCGCGCTCGTCGCGGTATTTGAGGACGTAGGTATTCCCGTGAATCAACTTGCTCTGGATCCAGACCGCCGTGAACTGCGGCGCGCTCTGGTAGGCATTCGGCCGCCGCAGGACGGGCGTATAGGCCGAGTTGGTGGTCTCGATCCAGAACCCGTTGGCGTCCCGCTCGAGCAGCAGCGGCGGCGCAATCTTGGCGATGTCTTCGCTGATCCGCGCGATCGTCCCGAACACGCTCGGATTGCAGAGCGCGTTGGTCGTGGTCAGCTCGTCGTTCTGTTGCCACGCGCCGGTATACGGCTCGCGGACCACGGGCCACCAGGCGCCGGCCCCACTGACCGGCGCCAGCATCGCCGCCAGGCGCGAGCGGACCGTGGCCAACACACCCACGGGTTACGCCTCGGCGTTTTTGCTGCGCCGCGTCGTGGTCGGTGGTTCGTCCTCGGCGATGGTCGGCCCTGGCCAGGCCGTGGCGGTCAGGTACTTCACGGTGTTGGTCCCGACCCGCTTCCAGTTCGCGAACCGTTCCGCGCGCAGCGCGACCGCGTTCATCTGGAACATGGACGCAAAGACCGTGGTCGCCGTGACCGGCGCGTCCGGCGCGCCATCCATCTGCAGCGAGGCCTCCGTCGAGGCGTCGATCGTCACGCCGCCATCATCGGCGTAGAGGATGTAGTGCGGCTGCAGCGCGACCACGTTCGTGGTGGCGGTATTGCTCGTGATGAACGTGAGGCCCTTCCAGGTGCCGCCGCCCACGGTGACGCCGGGGAATTGCGGCGACCCGTCCGAGTTCATGCGGAACGACAGCGCGAGCGCATTGGCCGGCGACATGATGAACGTCAGGCCATCCACCGGGATGTTGTTCGTCGCGAAGTGATTGATCAGCCCGAGCAGGTCCGCCCAGGGATTCGCCGTCGCCGCCGCGGTCGGAGCGCCGTTGGTGATCGAGGCCGGGGACACGCCGGCCACCGCGGCCACCGCGGGGTTGATGAACTGCCCATCGAGGAAGGCGGCGATGCCCTTGACCATCTCGTCACGGACGACGGCTTCCGCCGACGGATTGCTAAACCGCACCAGTTCCTGACTCAGCACGATGATCGCGGCGACTTTCGAGAACCCGAGCGTTTCGGTCGCGAACGCCGCGGCGGTGACCGGCTTGGGTTTCAACTCCCCCACCCAGCCATACGTGCCGCCGGCCGTCTGCGCCGGGATGCTGACGTTGAAGGGGACCGTCCGCAGGCCGGGAATCTTGCCGAGAATGGTCGCCGCGCGCAGGAGCGGCAGAAAATCGCCGCTGATGGACGGATTGACCAGCGGCTTCGCCCACGTGGCGTCGGTGGTGGTCCCGGCGTTGACCGCCGCTTTCAGCGCCAGCGCCACTTCTGGCGTGCTGTCATTCCAGCGCGCCGCGTATTCGTGGGCGCTGCAGTTCAGTTCTTTGCACGCCAGTTTCGCGATGGCAAACCGCGCGAGTTTGATCCCGGGCTCAACGTTCGGCGTCACCGACACGTACCCGAATGGCTTCACCACGGTCGCATTCCGGCGCTGGATCGTCTCGAGGTCGCGCCACTGATCGATCCGCGTGTCCGTGTTCTTGATCGCGAGCTTCACATCCGCGACGGCTTGCTCGTCGGCCTCGACCGTCAACAGCGATTCCATTTTCGTCGCGAGGTCCGTCCGGGTCTGTTCGAGGGTCTGGATCTGTTCAGCAGCAGTCATGACGGGCCTTTCGGTGGCGAATGCTTTGATGGTCCGGATGGACGCGGACGCATTCGCAGGAATGGTGACGAGACTTAACTCGCAGATTTCGCTTTTCGTGATGCGCTGGGCCTGCTGGGCCAGCTTCCGCAGGCCGACCGACACGCCGGTGATCACGCCGGCTTTGATGCTCTGCCAGGCTTCATCGCAGCGCGTTTTGAGCGTGCCCGGTTCCAGGACGTCAGGAATCGTGGCGTCAAAGAGAATGCCCTCGGGCGTTGCGGTCAGGGTGACCCGGCCGATCGGCTGCCGCGGGTCGTGATGCCAGAGGAGGGGCAAGGAATCGCGGAAGGTGACGCCGGCCGGGTCGAGGCTCTCGCCTTGGCGGTCTAGTTCGGGTGTGGAAGCGATGCCGCTGAACCGTCGCCCCTCGGGCGTCAGCGATTTGACGGTCAGCAGGGAGTAGGCGTGTTCCAGAATGGGACACATCCTAATCTAGGTCAGCCGATCGTGAACAGCGAATAGGACGTCTCCGTCGCCCGGTTCCGGTCCAGCACGTCGACCGCCATGATCAGCGCCACGACCGCATCGATGCGCTCGGTCGACACCCGCTTCGACGGTTTCAGGTTCCCCTCGGCATCACTTTCGACGGCCACGTTGCCCATACACCAGCGCAGCACCGGGTGCCCGTCGTGGCGCAGCTGCCGCGTCAGCACGGCCCGCTCGAGCGATTTCGTCGGCGCCGACAGCACGCTATAGGTCTGCCCCATCTTGACGCAGGGCAGGCCATCGTTATGCTCCAGGCGGTTCATCAGATCCCGCGCATTCCACGGGTCGTAGGCCACGAGCTGCACGTCGAACTCCGCACACCACGCGAGCACCGCAACCCGTACGACCTCGTAGTCGATGGCCGCCCCCGGAATCGCCGTGATCAGCCCGTCGCGCGCCCATTGCTCATAGGGCACGCGGTCGCGCCGCGCGCGGGCCCGGATGGAGTCCTGCGGCACGAAACACTGGGTGAGCACGTCAAAGCCCGCGCCCGCCGCATCGGGAAACACGGCCACCATCGCCGTGAGGTCTTCCGTCGAGCTCAGATCGAGCCCCACATAGCATTTCCGCCCGCGCAGCGCGGCGCGGTCGACCGGCGCCTGGCAGGCATCCCACTGCGGCATCTGGATCCAGCGCGCGGCCTGCTCGGTCCACTGGTTCAGATAGAGCCGCCGGAAGTTGTTCTCCTGCGCGGGAATTTCCTGCGCGCGGGCGCACAAAATGCGCATGTCCTCGAGCGAGCGAAAATCGCCCAGGGCCGGATTGCATTTCTTCCAGGTCGCTTCACTCGTCCAGTCGTCCGCCGGATCGGCCTCATAAATCATCGGCAGAAACGTCGGATCGAGCCGCGGATTCTCCTGCACTTTTTTCGCGTGCTGGTAGAGCTCCCAGAGGATGGAATGGCGGTCATACCCGGCCGTCGAAATCACCAACAGCAGGGGCTGCGCCCGCGCACCCATCGACGTCGACAGCACGTCATACAGGCGCCGGTCACTCGCCGCATGGAGCTCGTCGTAAATCACGATCGAGGCGTTTAGCCCGTGCGCGGATTGCGCATCGGCCGAAATCGCGCGCAGGACACTGCCCGTGCTGGGGTGCTTGATCCGTTTCTGCGAGGCCGCCGCGTAGCACTGCTCGTCGAGCGCCGGATTGTTCCGCAACATCTGCAGCGCCACCCCGAACACCAGCGACGCCTGGTCCTTGTCGGCCGCCGCGCAGTAGACCTCGGCGCCGGCCTCCCCATCGGCCAGCAGCCCGTACAGGCCCAGCGCCGCCGCCAGCTCGGTCTTGCCGTTCTTGCGCGGCAGCATCAAGAGCGCCGTCCGGTACTGCCGGCGCCCGTCCCGACGCTTCTTGAACAGCTTCCGCACCAGGGCCCGCTGCCAGGGCCGCAAATTGAACGACTGCAGCGCAAACGCGCCTTTCGTATGGGTCAGGCTGTTGATGAACGCGATCGGGTCCTGGGCGGCCTCCGGCGCCGTCAGCTGGCCGTCGTCGTAGACGGGTGCCCGCCGGTTCCACGACCGGTGCCCGCGGGCCTTCCCGGGGGTCACGGGAGTGGTTTTTGCTGGGTTTTCCACAGGTTCACGCTAAGTGAAGTTCAGGTGTGGG